GATAATTCAGTCCTGAACTGATCGGTTAGGTTTTACATGGTTACGATTTCCATGGATTTGGTATTAGGCGGGCGTTACATCCGCTTAGGCCAGTTGGGTTTAACCTGAATTGGCGTCCAGGATAATTCCGACGTTTCATTTATCCTCGTGTCGCGCGAGGTCTGAAGTTCGTTTCCCCTGAGTAGGATGGGTGGATCAACATTGTGGGGAACTCTTAACCACAATGAGTCGGCATTACGACGTTATTTAGGGACATGTCAATTATGTCTACCGCATTGAAATGGGGAATGGATTGTATGCCATTCTCATTTGTTATGACTATGGGTTTAGACTGGACATAGACCAGTACAAATTCATGGTCTCTAACGAAGAGACAATGGCGAGAGCCCACCACTTATTTCACTTTTCGGAGCCCAAAGGCAACTTACACAGGAATCATCGGCGCTTACGTCATCCCCGTTGTACGAATCAATGATTCTAACGGGCAGAATAGGGATGTTAATGCCATCACGCATCGACCTAGTTAAACTGCAGGTCTATCAGCTGTCATACAGATTAGCATGGATGACGATGCCTTTGTTGAACCGTTACCAGGTTCACCGGGATAAGAACTAACCCTTATCTGGTTGTTGGTGTTGGCTAACCGAGTGTCAAAAGTAAATTGACAGCTCCTGTGTGGAAGGCACAGATCATTTCGCCAGAATGATGGTCAAGAAGGAAATAAGATGTACGTGTTTAAATACACAAACCTTAAAACGGCATACAAATATCATTTAGATTGGCTCAAATGACGGAGCCGGTCGGTATGGGTAATGCCATCCCATACTAGGCCAACGGTACTATCCCCGCCAAGGATATATTCACGATTTCTCAAATACCCATTTGAGATCACGATAACCCTCGTAACCCTTCTGGGCATACGTACCAGGATTATGGTGATGTGCGACCTCTGACCTGCATTGGCTGCACGCACTTCCAGTTTCCGTTAATATAGAACCTCTTTGTCTATAAACTGGCTGGAGGGCCTCATTAAAATGGGTCTCAAGAATCGGTTGTAACTTCTTCTGACCATGTCGGACTTCCAGTTCCTTAACGACTCTAGACATTTGTGTCTTTAACTGCTGTTGTTTAGTTTTGGCACATTGGAGTTGTTCTAAGGAGGGAAGTAAGGCTTGAACTTTGTTTTCTATCTGCTGGAGTTTGTCACGCAGGGACTTGTTCTCCTTTGCATACTTGTCGACTTCCTTCCTCCAAACGTCAATTGGATCTGAGGAAGTTATTTGTTCTTGCCTTTTACTTACCTGGTCATTGAAATTGGATTTTGGGTCCGCCACCCATCTGCCGTCTTGCGGAAATAAAGGCATGGTAACGACGTCCTTACCAGCGATGCCCCAGGTCACCTTGCCCTCATAGAGGGTTTGGCATGCCACGCTCCAAGGCAAAGGAGGCTGTAACATAAAACCTGGTTGGTTCATCATTTTTTCAATAATGTCCATGTCTTCACTGAGTGGAAGGTGCAATTCGAAGTACCTCGAATAATACATTTCCCAATCAGTTTTGGCTATGCCAAAGAGGGCTAGGGCATGAATGAAAAGCAAAGATTTGGCTTCACTTGGGGAGCATGAAGCCGAGAATGATAAGAAGGGCAGAAGCGTTACATCTGGAGGAAGTTGATGATTTTGTCGTTCTATGGTCTTTGAGGTTTCAGTCAGGCGAGGGACTTTATAAAACTCGGCGACCATCTTCGAAAAGAAATGAACTCCAGATGGGTATATGACAGCTTCTTTCCCAGTCCCTGCGCATTTTGGCTGGTACACCACGCCAGCCTTTAACCTACCTACTCGACCTATTCTCTGCTCGTTGGTCTTTGGGTCTGTCGGGGGGTTAGGGGTCACCTTAGCGCCCTTATGTATCCTGACATCCCTGCCTGAATCGAAGAGGATTGTCGGCGCTGGTTTAATATCAAGCCCCGTTTGGACATACGGGGTTGCTATTATCCCAACGCCTTTGGTTCCTTCAGGTATTTTGGGACTACGAGCAGAAACTTCAACCCATGTGAATTCTGGGGCTATATATCGCATAGCTTCTATCGTTCGTTCCAGTTCTCGATACGTTGGAACGATGAATAGAGGGCGATCAAATAATCCTTCTTTATCGTCCGAAAATTGATTCCGGGCTTGGATCCACATTGTGGTTAGGTCCTCAGTATTAGTTTCATAGACTGTGATGTCAAACCTTCTTGGTATATTGGGGTTATTCATTTTAATCTCACCCATTCCTGGCATTAGGACAGGGGTTGCAGAGAGCAGGATAGTCCGTCCGTGCCATCTCTCCAAACCTTGTAACATGAATCCATCACGTTCATGGAATTCATCGAAAATAACCAGGTCCGTAGTAGGATTAAGGTTAGGTAACCGATTAAGGAAATGGCCATACGTTGTGATATAGATCGATGCAGTCGGATCTTGTACGACCGACCGCATGAGTTTTTGTGATCTAATTTTAAACGGTATGGACCATTCGTTGCGGAGAATTTTTCTCGGTACTAATAACCAAATGTGTTTGACATTATAATTTTTACGTTCTGAATGCAGCGCAGCAAGCAGAAACGTACTTTTCCCTGTAGCTGTTTTTGCCGCGACCGTGATTCTCGGAACCTCGGTGTGGCAATGGCCGCACTTGCCATCACAACTAACCCCATAACCACATTTCTTCAGTTGTTCTAGATACGTGTGGGCGTAGGGTTGCCAGGGATTATTAGGTGCGGAATTATCTTCACCGGTGTTCTTGATTTCAGTGCCTGCACGCCACCAGCGTCCAAATACTACTTCGATCAGCCCGCTGATCATGTCTAACAACAGAAGGAAAGGTAAGAAAAGGTAACCTGCCCGTTCGGGAACGAAGTCCACCATGGAAACACAAGCTCTCTTAGACCACTTATAAGGGTCGCGAGGTAACATGCTTGATATTTCCCGTGAACTTTTGGCTTTCCCATGCCAATATGTGGTGTTGGCTAATCCGTAGACTTTGTTAAGCCCCCAGAAAGACCACATAAAGAGGTTGTATAACGGCCCGATAAAAGGGACCGTTTGTAACATAATTTCAACAGGGCGCATGCTGAAATATAAAATCGAAATTAATAATACCAGGCCTTGATATTGTGTGACATCACTGTCGAGGAGCGCCGCCTGGTAATTGGCGTCCTTAAGGTCGTCATAAAATTTTACCGCGTTGATGCAGACTCCGTAAGGCGACTCACGAAGCCTGGCATCAAATACCTGAAGCGTTATTTCCTCAGGGAGTAGCCCTTCCTCAAGCATCTTGAGGTAGGTAAACTTTTCGATGTATTGGTGGTGCGTGGTCCACGGCACCTCCGCGTACAACATATCTACTCCCGGTGTGAATTTGCGAAACTCTTCCGGTATGTAATCGGTTAACAACGCTAAACCATCCATGGCTTCTGCGAAGATCTGGTCATTTCCGCGCCAGGCTTTGTCTAACTTAGCAATGAACTTTTCATGTGCCAAGGGATCAGGATCCTTTTCCCTCATGTGTATCGCGAGTACATGCCGATACGAGGGAAATTTATTCTGCTTTTGCCAAGCAAGGAATGCCTCTTGTCGGGGTGAACTTTTGAAATTCACCTTCCAATTGGGGTTGATGTTTTCAACGCGACAATCAATGCGGTCATTGATGGGTTGCCTTTTGCCATTGGAAGGTGAATATTGCCCGATGAGTTGCCATTTTTGGTTTATATGTTGTTGACGACACAATTTATTCATGCTCTCGCACCATTCAACCGCGAAACGTTTATATAACGTTGGTTGAAATGCTGTGACGAGCGCATGGCCGGCGCCTCGCTCAACGTCGGTGAGCAGGTACCGATGGATGGAACTCTGGTAATAACGGAATTCGGTTCGTCGGAGCAGGATAGCTGCAGGATTCTGGACAATAAAATACCGAGGCATTTTAATCTCTTTAAACTGGTCAATTTGACCTTGGGTCCAGTTGTTGGCATCTTCAATCTGCTGCATACGTCCGCGACGCCATTCCTTGTAATCTGCCGTGTCCTCGGTTGTCGGGATCCGTGGCAATTTACTAAGATATTCGCATTCCGTTATTTTCTTTGTCGTTCCTAATTCCAATATGATGCCAAAGTCTTTGGCGGCAACCTTGAATGCGTCTATCTGCTCTGTTGTCATTGCTTTGCTCCACCAGACGGTATCATCTGAAGTGTTGTAAAGCTTGTTTTCACGGAAAAACATCTGAGGTGTTTTTCCGGTGGCACGACACCAAGCAGAAATCATACCCACTCTGAACAGGACATTGTTGTCTCCACTTGTATTGGATTGGCCTGTTCCGCCGCCTCGGTTTTTGGCATGCACATTGGTAAGAAGTGCACGCGAGGAGTGTGCGAGTCGTGTGACGTCAACTCGCAGATTCTTAGAGTCCTGGTAATGAAAGACTTGGTATCTTGAATACTGCCCTTTGTTCTCTTCTAGGGAGAACACGCCTTGCCAACTAGAGGCAAGAACCTGGAAAGCCGGATGGGGTGTTAATAACACTTTCCCATGCGGAATTTTCAAGGAAGTACAAGTACCGAGTTGTTCATCGTGGGGTTTCTTGTGAAATTCAATCGGATCGATATTATTGTATTGCAAGAAATCCCGGAACAGGACATAGGTGGTTGGGTCCCCTTTATATAATTGGGCTCTAGATTCTCTGTCGGGGACACAAATAGTCAGAGAATCGTATTCAGGTTCAGTTATCCCGAATATCCATCCATTCTGCATCGCGTCATACTTGGCACGAAGCACAGAAGAGAAGTGACCATCAGTGTTTAATTTATGGTCTTTGAAACCTAGTTCCCATAGTATAGCAGCCGCCTCGAATAGTACAGGCTTGCACTTACTATCGAATGCTTTAGCGTCAGCGATGATGAATTGGCCACCTTCCTGGAGTTGTAAATCTCGGAATTGGTCAAAAATCCATGCCATCGGCTGACCTAAAGGCATCCCGGCTCCAGTCCCATAAGTTTTCCAATTGATTCTCTTTGTGCGTTCGATCTGGAAGATTTGATCGACAAAATAGGATAGGAGATCTTGGCTTACCACGGTTCTTAAATCTTTACACACAGGTGGAAACAGTTTTTCCATATTGACCACCTGTGCTTTTGCGAACGCATGGTAAAATTGGTTCGGGTATATTCCGGTATTTAGTGCCTCTTGGGCACGGTCTAAAATGACTTGCATAATACCGGATTCCTGTAAGGCACGCCGGGAATTGTACCCACCATTAATGAACGGGGACCCAGGGGAATATTTGACCTTGATATAAGAATTAATGCCTTCACAAGGCATGATATCAGCGTCGGCAAAAACCTCTGGGTGTTCATTAAATAGTGCCTCGGCGACAGACCTTACCAGAGCCCTCTCTTCGGATGTCACCGGCGAGTATTGAGGTTCATACCGCCGGATACTTTTTGCGAGCCGATCTGGGTTTTTGTCGGCAAAGAAAACACCATCCATCCCTTGTGGAACGCCTTCCTTGATATATTCTTGGATACGACGTTCAAAATCCTCATCCACAATGAATTCGGTTTCGTTCATCCCAAGGGCTTTCGCACAGGCCCTTGACATGACGGGTTTACCATAACCGACCTTCCGACGTTGTGGCCCACCTATTAGGCGGAGGTCCTCAAGGTGTTGGGAATGTTTCTTCACCCCCTCGACAAATTCCTCATAATCATCCAGGAACTGACCTCGCTTGTCATGTTCCATGTGTTGCATCCACTGCACCATTCTTGCTTTCTTTGATGTGAGGCCGGATTTGTAAAGTCCGGTTAGCCCCCAGACTGTTTTGACCCGGGTAGCGTCACTCTTACCCCAGGCCCAGTCTAGTAATGCACACAAAGAATTGTATACCCGTTGGACGGACGGGAGCCCTATTTCTAGGGCCAGGTGCATGCACTTCTCAAGAATCAACAGAAGTGGTTGAAGAAAATGCAGAAAGTTGTCTGCTAAACCTTTCAGCCAGTTGATAAAAGTCGCTACTAGGCGTGAGTCAGCAACCTCACGTAACCCAGCGTAAAACATATCAACAACGTCGTCCCATTTACTGGGGCGCCATTTTGG